TGCGCACCGGCCCCGGAAGACCCTGAGGAGCTGTCCGCCCGGTGGCGCCGGCAGGGCCGGTCGGACCCACCGCGCCGGCGGGGCCCATGACACCCGTGAGACCCACCGGGCCGGTGGGGCCGGTCGATGTAGCTGCGCCAGCGGGCCCTGTCGGACCGGTGACGGCAGAACTACCCTGACCACCGGTCGCACCTGTGGTGCCGGTGCTGCCGGTCGCCGGCCGTGGGCCGGCGGGCCCCGCCACACCGGTGCGACCGGTGTAACCGGTCGCACCGGTAGGCCCGGTGATGCCACCGGCAGGACCCGTCGGGCCCAAGCCCGTCGGGCCGGTTATGCCGGTGGAGGTAGCTGCTCCAAGAGGACCTCTCGGGCCCGTCGGTCCCCGGCCGGTGCCTTCGTTGATCGCCTCCGCAGCTTCTCTCAGCTTGGCGTCAACTGCAGTGTCGTCGATAGGCATGACGTTACCCCGTTGAAATCGTCAGCGTGCCGCCGTTGTTCCAGACCTGATTGACAACATGCGGATCGGACGAGGGCGGCACGAAGATGCTGCGGTTGGTGCCCGTGGCCCCGGTCGGCCCAGTCAGCGAGCCAGACCCGGCAGTACCACGCGCGCCCTGTGCACCGCGCGGCCCGGTCGGCCCGGTCATATTAGTGCCAGTCGGTCCGGTCGGTGCCGCGCGCGCCCCGGCCGGTCCCTGTGGTCCGGTATTGGTGCCGGTCGCAGCGATTGGTCCGGTCGGCCCGGTCGGCCCGGCGGGTCCACCGAACCCGGCGGTGCCCTGTCCCCCGGTCACGCCGGTCGGACCCTGTGCACCGGTTGGCCCGGCAGGGCCAGCCCGCAGTACCCCACCGGCAATACCGGTCGGACCGGTGACGCCACCGGGACCGGTTGGCCCGGTTTGCGATCCGTAAGATCCAGCCGGTCCGGTCGGCCCGGTCACACCCGTGACCGAGCCGGCATTGACGGCATCGACCAGCGACTTCAGCACCGGACTGAATGACTGGGGGTCGTAATTCTGGGAGACCTGCTTGTCGCGAGCCATGGTTGGTTACCCCGCAGAGACGGTCGGCACGCCGCCGTTATTCCATACCCGCCCCACAACGTGCGGGTCGGACGTCGGCGCGATGAACAGGTCGACCGTGGTGCCGGTCGGGCCGGTCGGGCCCGTCACACCGAGAGGTCCCGGGGGACCGGCAAGCCCGGTCATGCCGATGGGTCCAGTCGGTCCGGTCGGACTGGTGCCGGTCGCCCCGGTGTGACCGGTGGCCGAACCAGCCGGACCGGTGGGTCCGGCAATACCTTGTGCGGTACCGAACGGACCGGCGGGACCGGCAGAGCCTGTCTGACCGGCTTGGCCCGTGGGCCCTGTCGGACCCGTCACACCCGCAGCGCCCTGCGCTCCCGCCGGTCCAGCCGGCCCAGTATTCGTGCCGGTCGGCCCGGTCGGACCGGTCACGCTTGCACCGCGCGGGCCGGGCGCGCCAGTCGCGCCACCAGTCGGCCCGGTCGGCCCAGTCGTTCCCGCTGCCGTGATGCCCGCAATCACTTCCTCAAGAACCTGACCGACTTTGTTCCTGTCGTACTTGTCCGAAGAAAGAATGGGCATGACGTGAACCCTCGAAGCTGCTGATCGTGCTTACACCGCAAACAGTTGATGTTTCATTAAGCCGACTACCCCACGCCGGGAGAGAGTCGCGGCGGTCCGCCCGGCCCGGGGCCACGCGGCTGGTTACCCACGACGCTGGTTTGCGGTCCCATCCCCTGTGGCGGCGGCGACCTTCGCGTGCCCTGACCATATGCGGCCATCTGCGCGACGTTACCCTGACCTCCGGGTCTGCCACCCTGTGGCTGCGCGCCAAACGGACCCTTGCCCGGCGCACCTGAATTCGGCACCACGCCGCCGTCGCGCGGGTTGCGCGTCGGCCCGTTGCCGGGTGGGGGACCCTCTCCGGGCGCCCCCTCCTGCCCGGCCTGCATCTGGTCCAGACCAACCTGCGGCCCGATCCCAAGTGCAGTCAGTTCCGTAGTAATTCTCTGCACGCCCTGCCCGACGCCCTTTTGGACCCCCTGCTCGATCTGCTCCATGACCGGCCCGTGCTCGCGCTGCTTCTGCTCCTGCTTCTCCATCGCCTCCAGCTTGTCCTCGTTCGGCACGACCTCTTCGCCGTTCAGGCCGATGGTGGTGGCAATCGAGCGAAGAACCGCGCCGCGACCGGTGATGCCCATGATCTTCATGTCGGTCGGGTTCAAAGTCGTCTGCAGGAATTCGAGTTGGCGCTGGCGTATGGTTTCTCGCTGGATCGCGACGTTCACCCCGAGGACATTGATGTCCTCCGTGCCGGTGAGCAGGCCGGTGGTATCGGTCAGCAGGATCAGGTCCGACAGCTGCAACAGCGCCGGCTCCATGACTTCCCGGTCGATGTTGGCACTCACCGTCTGGAGTATCTTGCTGGCGTTGCCCATCAGCATCGCCAAGCCGGAAGCCGTGCGCCCGGCCCCGCTGCTGTCGCCCGAACCGCCGACATATTTCGGGATCGCGCTTACGTCGTCTGAAATCTCCACGAACTCGCGGTAGCACTTCATCAGCTGGTCGGCGTTCGAGGTCGGCATGAAGAATGAAATTGGCGGCTGCGAATTCACGCCCACCGGGTCGTTGCGCGAGTGCCAGCGTTTCCACGGGTAGAGCTGGTTGTCGTCGTCCGGCGTGATCCGGTCGTCGTTGATCATCACCTGCGGGCCGGACGAAATGCTCAGGTTGTTGATCAGTGCGCGCAGCGTGGCGTTGGCCGCCTGCTGGATGTCGTGCAGCAGGTCGATCAGCGAGTTGCCGACCGGCGTCCCGGGGACTTTCTCGAACGAGGTGATAAAGTAGGGGTGTCGTTTGCGGGGGCTGGGACTCAGATGGCACTTGATGACATGGTTGCCGATACACCAGATCTGAACCGCATAATCACGCAACTCGTCAGGGACCGCCAGACCGTACTCCTGCAGCATGCGCCCCTGAACGTTACCGTTGTACTCCATCATGGAGATCATGCCGGACCGGTTCCACGCCGGGTTTTCGCGACTCTCCAGCACGGCTCGTTCGGCGTCGGTGGTATCCCAGTTGTCATAGAGACCCCCGCGCCCATACTCGTCCAGCACAGCTCGAATTTCTTCCTGATCGTACCCGGGCAGATCCAGCAGGTCGTTCAGCTCACCCCGCGTAACGCTCAGCTTCTCGATCACCTCGGCGTTCTCGATGTCGGCAACGCCCGGCGTAAACCAGATGTCAAAGGGGGAAACCCGGTTCCAAGTGAGCTTGGGGATCATCTGGACGTCGGGAGCCCCGCCACCTTTCGGCCAGTCGACTTCGGGGACGACTTTGACTACCGGACCTTTCAGCACGGCGATGGGGAAGATTGGCAGGTCGACTAGGAACTCGGCCATCGCATGGTAGAACCCGCCGTCGCGCAGGATCTCCTCGATCCGGTCCTCGCTGATGCGCGACTGCTTCACCGACTTGCGCTTGGCGGCATCGGACGCACTCTCCAGCAGCGCACTGCGCCGGTCCCCCATATCGCCGGCATTGGGCGGCTTGCCCAAGGTCTGGGTGATCTGCTGCTCCTCGGCCTGCAGCAGCTGGTCGATGGAGGCAATAATCTCGGGTGGAATATCCGGATCGGCGGGCCCGCGAACCGCATAGGGGCGGTCCTGCGACAGGTAGATGTCGCGCAGCAGGGAGGATGCCGCGCGGCATTTTTGCGCAGCGATCCGCGCGTAGATCGTGGACCCGCCGAACTTCTGTATCTCCTGTATCTGGGTGGCGTCATACTGGCCGTTGAACGTCTGCATCGACGTTATGAGCCTGTTGCTCCAGCCGTTGGCCGTGTTGCGGTGGTTGCGGAAGATCTCGAACCGGCCCTTGACGAACCCCAATAGCTGGGAGGGGTCCTGCGGCGGCGCCATGTTGGCGTTGGCTGCCTCGCTCTCGCGCGCCGCGATCTGCCGCTCCAGCTCGGCAGGGGGAATGACTTGCAAAACACCCTGCTGGCCCAGACTCGTCGCGGTATCGACCATGGCGTCGGGGTTCCGGTTGACCCGGCACGATTGCACGCCACCCGCTAACGGTCCGTTAACGGGTCCCGTGAAAGATTGTCCCCCATGCAGGATGAAGAAATCGTCGAAACCGGCCTCGCCGGCGTTGCCGTGGCGGTAACCCCCATTGCAGCGGTAACAGCCCCCCAGCCAGCCGCTGCAGTCGCGCCCGCACCGACCGACGAAGGTCGAGTGCGGGCGCTGTCCTCGGCAGCTACGCAAATGCCGGACGGCTGGACTCTACACAAAGTGGCGGCGCTGGTCAGCGACGTCGCACAGAACATGTACGAGCTGCCGTACCTCCTGAAAAAGCACCAGCTGACCGCCAAGCAGTACGAACGGCTGCAGGAGAACGCCTTCTTCCAGCGTGCGCTGGAGGCAGAAGTCATCAGCTGGACCGGTGCCAACTCGATCCAGAAGCGCCTGATGCTGGAGGCTGCAATTGCTTCCGAGAACGCCATGCCCGACCTCGCCGCACGCCTGTCGAGCCGCACCGAGCCACTGGGCGAGCAGGTCGCGCTGTTCAAGCTGTTTGCCGAGT